TAGAAGCAGCACTTGCTGTTTGAGCCTGAGGCTCGTAATACGTCACTTTGTAGTACCTACTGGCAACAGCGGTAAATGTCACCGACATACCTGTTGCTTGTGCAAGCGATGTTGTCAGCGTGTAGTCGCTAGACGATGTAGCACGAGCCACGATTCCACGAGGCACAGAGTTTTGGATTGTTGACAACAGGTTCCCGTAAGTAATCTTGTTCGCCGCTGTTGCGCTTGACGGGTTGTCCACCACGACGAACACGTCGTCGGTTGTCAGGCTCGTCACCGCCGACAATGCGGTGATCTGTCCCGGCTGGATCGCTCCAGCAATGTCGGTGGCGTTTCCGATTTCCACCCACACGTTGTCGTAGTAGATGAAAGTCCGACCTGTATCCGACTCGTACCATTGGTCGCCAGCTTGCGGAGTTGGACTCGTCGGGGCGGTATCGGAGATCGTGACCGACGCACCCGTGGACGGGGCGAACTTGGTGCCGTTGTATTTCAGCACTTGGTTAGCGGTCGCACCTGTCGTGTCAATCTCGATGGAGTCGACGGTCAGGACGCTGGTGGCGGTGGTGCCGGTAATCGACGCTGACGCAGCCGACACGCTCGTCGTGGACGACAAGGCGTTCGCTGACACGGTGCCGGTAGCGGTGATCCCTGCGAACTGGGGACTCGAGGTGGTGCCGACGGCCTGTCCGATAGCCACGGTCGGGGTGGAACCTTCGCCGGTGCCTCCGGTGACCGTCACGCCTGTACCGGCTGACAGCGTTTGTACGTAGTCGCCGGTGGTTTTGGTGCCGAGCGCAATCGAGTCGTTGCCAATGTTGGTCGACGAGATCGTGCCAGTCAACGCTGACGCTGGCACGTTGGTCAGCCCTGAACCTGATCCGCTGAAATAGCCTGCCGAAGTGGAAATGTTGCCGGTGACCGAAATGGTGTTTGGGGTGTTCGCTGACGGCCCGCAGGCGACGACGATGCCGCCGGTGTTGGTGTTCACTCGGGATACGTGACCGACGATTTGGATCACGTCGGACGCACCTGTTGGGCGGGTGGAGGTCAATCCACCACCGGATGCGACATACAGCGGTTGGTTGATGCTGTAGGCGTTGGTGTTCTGTCCGTCTAGGTCGCCAGCGATGACCGCATGACCGTTTGCGTTGGCAGTCAGATCGCCGTCGGTAATACCAATCGCAGGCATTTTGGCGGGGTTTGAGGCGTCGGCTGGGGCGATTTCTGCGACTTGGGTCGAACCGACCGTGCCGGTGATGTAGACCGGAGTGCCATTCGGGATGGTTGAGGCGGTCGTGTTCTTCACATGGAAGTAGACGAGGCCCGCTAGATCGCCGTGTATGTGGTTTGCGTACAAGGTGCCGTCCACCGTCAGGTCGGTGGTGAATCGCCCGTCTCCGGTCACGTCAAGGGCGTATGACGGCGTTGTATCGTTGATGCCGACCCGGTTGTTGGTGGCGTCCACGTACAGGGTGCCGGAGTCGACGTTCAGCCCGCCGAAAGCGACGGTGTCGCCGGTGCCGACAGCCTGTCCGATGGCGACGCTCGGAGCCGATCCTTCCCCGCCGGAGCCGGTCACGGTGACGCCGGTACCGCCGGTAACCCCAGCGACGTAATCCCCGCTGGTTTCGGTGCCGAGAGCGATAGTGGGGCGACCCCATTTCAAGCCTGAGGTTTGTGCCGAGTCGGCGATCAGCAACTGGTCGTTCGTGCCGACCGGGAGCCGTACCGGGGTGTCGTCGGCCTGACCGGCGATCAGGTCACCCTTGGCGTCGATGATGGATTTGGTGATGGCGGTCGGGTCTTGCTCGGATGTCCATCTCAGGCCGGTCGTTTGGCTCGAGTCGGCGATCAGTACCTGACCGTTGGTGCCAACAGGAAGCACTTGGTAGGCGTTGGGGCCGGTCCCGGCAAGCAGGTCACCTTTGGCGTCGAACGCCACTTCGGTCGGGTCGTCGATCCACGCCAAGCCGGAAGCGGTGGAGGAATCTGCGGCCAAGAGCTGACCGTCGGTTCCGACCCCGAGCCGAATCGGGGTGTCGGCAGCCGAAGCGGAGATGAGGTCACCTTTGGCGTCGAGGATCGTCTTGGACAGGGCGTTCGGGTCGGTGGCTTCAACGGCGGCTTGGACGACGCTGGGTTGCGCTAGGGACGGGGGGATGGTCACGGGGTCACCTCCTTTGCTGGGACATTGTAGGTCAGGCTGCCTCGTAGGTCAGAAGCATCCGAAACTCGCTGTATTGGTCGAAGGTGAAGGGGCTAGTCGGACTCCACCGCGCACCCGACGTGTTGTCCGGCACGAACACCGCTGTAGTGGCGTCGTATTGTTGGACTGCCATCACATAACCGCGTGGGCCGGAGTTGCCGTCAATGAGGAAAGCGGTTCCGATTTGACGACGTTCGACACTAGTGTTGGCTGGCTTCATGGCTACCGGCACGGTCATTGAGTAGGTTCCGACGCCGAACGTCGTTGTTGATCCTGCGTCGATTCTTGCTTCGGCGATGACAAGTTTCCCAAACTGCGTGTAGGAACCCGTTATGGTTCCGTTGCCGATGGTTGGGTTGGACAAAGCCCCAGTCCATGTTGGCGTGTAACTGATGAACAGTCCGATTTCTTGGTTCAGATGGTTCTCGAGGCTTTGGTCACGCTGGTCGAGCAGGTCACGGGTTTCTCGGGACAGGTCACGGAAGTCGTCGCCCCGGTACAAGTATTGAAACGGCATCAGTCCTCGCAGACCACGATGAGGCGTTTCAGGCATCCGTTGGTAAGGGTGGCTGTCGGTTTCATGCCGTAACCCTTTCCGGCGTTGTCGGTGCGGTATCGCCGGGTGTAGGTGGGGCTGGCAACCTGTGCGCTACCGGCGGTGAACGACACGCTGGTTGACGCCGGGGCTGTCACCGATGCATCAAGGTCGGGCATCCCGGTCGGGGCGACCTGCACGGCGACCGTCCCGGCGAACTCGACGACGATCTCTTTCACCGTGAATGGCTTGTTGTGCCAGTATTCGGGGAATGTTGCCGACCCGACAGAATCGTTGACTGCGGTGGATTGTGCCTGCGTGAACACATAATCCCGGTCCAAGAACGGGGGCGTGATGTCGTTGTGGATGGCTCGGTGAATCTCAATCGGGTATTTGCTGGTGTCCAAGTCAACGGTGGCAACGATGAGGTATTCGTTCAATGCTTCCGGCCCGCACCGCCCAACCTGCTGTAGCCCGGTTTGCGTGGTGGCAATAGCGAGCGACGGCGTGTCGATGTCCAGTCGCGCCCATGTTCCCGGTTCGGACTGCACGTAACAGATGCCGGAGCGCAACATGACGCAGAGTCGTCCGTCGTTCAGCACCGAGATGCGCCCCTGCTGGTAGCCAAGTCCTTGGGCGGCCTTGACATCGTCCATGTCCATGACGGCAACCGGCCTCGTCGATGTGCCGAGCATTTCGTAGACGCGCCCATCGGGTGCGCCGGACAACGATTGGTCGAGGTAGTAGAACGCCCGGTTGTGGACGACTCCGTCCCTCATGCCTTCGGTGACGGTCGCCTCGGGGACGATCTGCTGAATGGTGACACCCGACCCCAACACGCCGGTCATGCTGTAGACGCCCGTGGTGCAGACGACGAGCAGGTCACCCGACCGTGGCAGGACGTTCAGAATCGCCCCGGCGAACTCGTAATACTGGCTGGTGGAGAAGGTGGTCAGGTCGGTGTTCGAGTAGAACAGTTTCCGGCTGGTTCCACCCCATGCGACGTTTCGGTAGCCGTACAGGACGAGATCGGTGATGCCTTGGCCGCCGAGAGCTGTAGAGACGCTGGCGTCGGTTCCGGCGGTGGTGATTGACCGGATGTAGCCCGCCGACCCGCCGTCGGTGCGAACGTAGAAGAACTTGCCGCTGATGTTGTCGTAGGAGATTTTCCCGCCCAACTGGCCGGTCATGTTGCTTTCGCTGGCTGTCGGCGAGGTGAAGGTCGTTCCGTTGTTGACCTGCACTTTCAGCATCTTGCTGGTGTAGGTGGGGCCGGAGGTTGTCCACGTGGCGAACACGTAGGCGTTGTTTCCGATCACCCAATGATCGGCAATCTTGCAGGCTGTTGCGCTAGTGACCCCGCCCCACGTGTAGGCCAGTTTGGAACCTGTCGAAGCGACACGCCCGTTCGGGAGGGTCATCACGTTCTCGCCGAAGTACGTGTTGCGAGGCAACTCTGTTGACCGTTGCCCGACGTAATGGCCACCGGAGAAGTCGTCGTAGACGATCTGAAAGGTTGCCACGGCCTACTCCCAGGTGGCGTAGTCGCGCAGGCGGTTGAACTTGATCCGTTTGCTGATGGTGGTTCGGTTGTCGTCGTTCAAGGTGCGAAGCCAGTTTTGGTATTCCTGCAAGTAGAGGCTCGCCCGGCCTTCGTCCTGGCGTCGGGCGGCGCACAGGTAAGCGGCGTAGCAAACGATGGCGTAGTGGTACGGGGCGGGCATGAGCGGGCTGGAACCGTCGGACGACAACGCTGGCTCGTTGCGGAAGTAGTAGAGGGTGCCGGTCAGAGCCGTCGAGGGAATCGGCGTGATCTTGATGTACGAGCCATAGATGACGTACCCGTAGCCGATGTCGTTGGACACCGGGTCGAGGAAGTCCTCCAACGGGACTGGTTCGACGAGAGAATCGTTCAGCACCAGTTTGTTGGCACGCATGAAGTCCGACGGCAGAGCCGACTGGCCGTAGACCGCGTCAAATGTCGGCGAAGCCGTCGAGGCGAGCCACCACCAGTCTTTCTCGGCTGAGATGCGAGCGAGAGCGTCGTTGATGGCGGTATTCACGTAGGTGTTCGTGATAAGGCCGTCGAGGCTGTTGCCGGAGCCGTCCGACTGGATGGCGAGCCGGTCTTTGACTGCGGTGCGGAGGTCGCCACGGTTCATGTCAGACCACCATCACGCTGTACGCTTGCGCGCCGGACGAGATCAGTTTGACGAGCGGGCTGGTGCCGTCGCCAGGGATCGTGATTGTCATGCCGATGAGGCAGACGTAGCAGTCGTCGCCACCGACTGTCGGGGCTGTCACGCCTTTGGTCGGGTCGCCGAACGTGAAGAAGATCGGCTGGCCGGAAGTGGTGCGGTTGGACACGATGAGGAACGAGCAAGGGTTGTTGAGGGTTACCTCGTCGACGACATTGGACGACAACACGGCGTGTTTCGCTGTGTTGACGGTGTAGGTCGCCATTACTTGCCTTTCGTTGCCATGCTGTATTGACGACGATTACCGCCGTCGAGGTGTCCCAAGTCTTTCACAATCGCCCAATGAAGTTTGTCTGCGAGTTCCTGTCGCTTGTCTTTTTCTGCTTGCTGTTGGGCGTCGTGGATCGCTCGGTTCTTCTTCATCATGTCTTCGGCAAGTTTCTTGCCTTTCTGCCAGTCGCCTTCGATCAACTTCACGATCAGAGTGTGGTCGCATCGGTCGTGACTGGCGGCCACATACGGGGTTCCCATCGCATCAACCATCCACACCTCGAACCTGTTGATGAGGGGGTTGAACATGAGGGAAGCCGACGGGTCGCCCCGCCAGCCCGATTCGTCGCCGCGCTGGATTCGGTTGGCGATGTCGTAGACATCGAAGGCGACTTCCACCATGTGGTGGCCTCCGTCGACGTTGCCCATGAGGTCGAGTGCGCGGTTCATGGTCACATCCTATGCGAGGCGGCCAGCCACCTCGGTGACTGGCCGCCTAGCGGGGAGGGGGAGCGTCAGGCTCCGATGGCGGTGAAGCGAACCGTCGTTGCGGAAACGTCGGTCGTGTTCGGAACTTCGGCGAGCGGTGCGCCGTCCGTGGTCGTGTCGACCCAGTAGAGCTTGACCTTCGGTGCGCTGGTCGAACCGTCCCATGCCGGAACATTGCCGTTCACGGTGGTGACATCGAGCCAGTCGAGCCGGTTCAGCCCGAGGTCGGCCAAAGCCACGGCCTCCCCGCCGGTCGGGTACGAGGCGTCGAACGTGATGACGCCACGCACCTCCTTGCGGGAGCCGGGGACTTCGGGACCGAAAGTGATTGCGACGCTGGCCGCCATGTCAGATCGTCACCTCGGTGAGGTCCTTGATGACGAAGTGGGCGTTGCGCTGCTTGCAGGCGAGTTCGCCGTACGAGTAGAGCGTGGCCTCGTATGCGTCGAGGTCGGGCTTGCGGTTCATCACCGCACCGTCGAGGTCCATGAACTGGAAGCCGTCGCCCACCTGGTGGTACACCAGCACTTCGGGGTTGATGCCGTACAGGCGGTTGTTCGGGCAGTCGAAGTCGGCGTACAGCACCGTCGGAGCCTCCGAACCCTTGCCGGAGACGCTCGGGCTGTAGAACTGGATTCCGGCGAAACCGCCCTTCAACTCGGTCTGCTCCATGTTGCGCTTGAGGCTCAGGAGCAGGTTGCTGATGGCGAGGTGGACACCCTCCGCGCTGACCAGCAGGCTCGGCTTCTTGCCGCTGTTGGTCAACACCTTCATGATCGAGCCGGTGATGAGGGACTCGGTGACCGAACGGTTGGTTCCACCGTTGCTGTTCACGTACGCCTTCCACTTCGGCTGGCTCGACGGGTTGATGGTGTGAAGGATCGCCGTGTCGTCGACGATGGTCTGAAGACCGGTCAACTCGATCTGTCCGTCGCCAGGCTGGCCGGTGTTGCTCGAGGCTCCACCCGCTCCGGTGCGGAACACGTAGTGCGACGACGTGGTGGACACGGCGGCACCCGAGATGGCGATGGTCTTGTTCGTCTCGTCGACCGAGGTCACGGTACGGGCCGAAGCGACGGTCGTCGGGGCGGCCACGGTTCCGATGTCAACGACCATGCCACCATCGAAGAACAACTGACGGAGGGCGGTCGAGCCGGTGGTCGAGGCGAGGACGACGGTGGTCGACGACGACGTGGTGCCGCATTGGGCGATGACGCCGTTCGACGTACCCCAAATCTGACGGTTCACGTCCTTCATGGCGTCCTTCTTGATGCCTTCCATCTCGGCGTCGAGGGCGTCGATGAAGGCTCCACGGTCGGTGACGGCCTGCTTGATCGTCGGGCCGGAGAGCTGGATGCGTCCGTAGACGTAACGCACCGGCACCGGAACGGTGGCGTACGACTGGTTGGCTGCGGTCGGAAGGGTGCCGGACTCGGCGCGAGCTCCGACACCGCTGGACCGGCCCAAGTGGACGGCGTGGCGGGCGATTCGACCCTGGACGGTGTCCTTGCGGGTTTCGACCTGCGAGAGAATGAAGTTGGCCTCGTTGAGGTTGTCGAGGAAGTCCT